CTTTGCCATTATTCTCTTCCTCTCCCGGTCTAGGGTTAGTTGGATCATTCTCTCTTTGTGAGGGAACGTCTACCGTTAAATCTTGTAACGTAAATATATCAGCCATTATACACTTGCTACAAATATTTCTACATCTACAGCATTAGCAGATGGATCAATTAAGATACTTTCTAAATCATGTAAAGTAGTGACGATAGTAGCATTTGCATCGCTTACGGCTACAGAGTCATGAGATGTCCCCATTACAAAACTTTCTCCTTTAGCTAGTAATATTGTTGCAGATTCATCTGCCGCACTATCATCTTCTGCTGCATCTACTTGCAATGATACATTTATTGAGTTAGTGTCATCAAGGTTTGTAATTCTAATATACTTTACATCTTGAGTATCTAAACCTAATGACTCAATATCATCAGAAACTGCGCTTTGAAACAATGCAACAGTAGTGTCTTGGTTAGCTGGGCAAGTTACAATCCTTTTAAATACCTCATTAATTGAGGCAATAGTAAAGGAATTAGTAGATCCTTGTTGAGATCCGTTAAGACTTATACTTTCTGTATGAGTCACTGTTAATGTTGCCGCTGTTATTGTACTTGCCATAATTTACTCCTTTATTTCAAAATGTGGGAAATCATCAAATCTATTATCTACTACTTGAAAGTCTTGGTCCCAGTCCCCGCCCCACCGAAGATTAATACCCATCCCACGAGCCATCCCAAGCACAAACCCTGCAAAAAGAGTTTGTCGCTCTCTGTCATCCCAGTCCACGGGATAAGGTGTGACGTCAACAGCGTTAGAAGGCATAGCATTGTGCCTACCATTAGGGAAGCGTACTTTGCTCTTTCCTTCGTCAGCCAATTTGTTTTGTCTTTCTTCACCTCTATGTCCTTCCAAGACACTACAATCAATATACTTGATTACTTCGTTAAAAACTTTTTGCAACCTTTCATCGCAAGTTGCTAATCTTTTTTTACTATTACTTCCAAATTTTGGCATATAATCTCCTATGCTGTTACCCAGCTTTTTGCTCTTGGTTTATGCTTGTACCAATCGCCTTCCTTGTTCTTCTTCATTGAGTTAGGTGGGTTTGCATATTTACATGCATAAGCTAACGAATCTATTACATCGTCATGTCCCATCCTAGGCCCAAAAGTCATTATTTCCCTTTGAAGGTCATATTGAGTTTTCTTAAGAAAGACTGAACCAACTGCAAACCTTTGTGCCAATATTTCTTGTATTCTATCCCTTTTAGACATTCTGTTACCTGGCTTTTCTGCAGTATACTTAACAGTAAACTCATTGCGTCTTCGCATTTCTGCATTAATCGCTTGAAAAACTGGCTTTGACATAGTTGTGTCTTCAATACAGAAAAGGTTTGGATTGTATATTTTGTTATATTCGAATATATAATCAACAATACCTTTTTTGTGATCCCCAGGAATGCCAAGTACAGATAGCGAACGCTTTCGTAAATAATCAATAACATAGCAATTATTATCAACATCAACCCCAAGGCAAAGTAAAACGCTAAAGTCAGAATCCCTACGAGTAGAATCAGTAGCGGGATCGACACCAACGAATATATTGACCGGCTTTTCGTCGCCTTCTGCAGTCCGAATATAGTTGACACCAGACTCTTCGTCTCTATGAAATGATCCATCCCAATATTTAATATGGTTTCTATTGAAGATGGAATCTTCTTCATTTTGAACCTCCATCATATATTCCTGATAGAACTTCTGCGGCTGCCCACTGTCCGCATAAAACTTTTTCTTTCGCTCCATTTCCTTTGGTCCAAACCATCCTGGCCACAAAGGTTGCCCATCGTCCATTAATGCCTTGTAAGTTATTACTTTCCAAGAATAATCCTCGCCTTGCGCCTTAGCTTTGATGTGACCGTCAAGTATCCTTGTAGTAAACGCATCGAAGTGCACAGGCGTACCATTAATACGAAGGCGGCCGTCAGCTGGTTCCAAAGCAGGGAAGACCACCGCTGTAACAAGATTCGCGATTTTAGCCCTAGACTCAGACGTAACGGTATTATTTTCGTCCTCAAAATCGTCCAAGATGATAAGGTCGTATCTTTTATGCAACTTAGCCCCGCCACGTATACCACTAAGGTTTGATTTCGAGATAAGTTTGCAGCCATTTTTAAGTTCAATATCATCTTCTGTCCATTTTCTCCCTTTTAAATCCCCGAAATAATAGCGTATTTTATCATTATATTCCAAATGATATTTTACATAATCTAAATTTGGAACAGATATTTTAGAAGACGCAGCAACCCACCCGTAAAACAATGGATCTTGTGAAAAAACAAAATCATGTACAATATTGCACTTTGTAAGAACTGTTTTGCCGTGACCACGTGGTAATATTACTCCTAATTGCCTATAATCTTTATTCATTAATGCATCTGCTACTTCATAGTGGAAAAAAGGAGTTTCACTTCTCATAAAATCATCAGGCAAAAATAACTTACCGAATGCTATAAGATCTTTAGATGCTAATCTAAGTTCATCTTCCATCTTAGAAACATTATTTAGATTTATATTAGCCATTATTCTTCTTTATTCCATATACCTATAGGACAAAATGCTCCTTTAAATTTTACCTTAGCTTTCATAAAGCATCCACATTTTTTACATCTATTTGCTTTCATCAGAAACGTACAATTCTTGCAATGGTCCCATCTTTTATTCTCTGTTTCCTTAGTTACTCTACCAGTAGCTAGGGCCCCCAAACCTAATAAATCCATTTAATCTCCAAAGAAAGAGTCAAATCTATCCTTTAAAGCTTCCATTATTAAATCTGATGAATAATTACTACTATATCGTCTAGCTGCTCCCATTGTTTTTGGACCTAAATGAGTATCATCCATTCCTGGGTCTAGATAGCCTAGTCTAATCATCAACTCTTGAGCTGCTATTACTTGCTCTGGAGTAACACCAGATTGCAATACAGCCAATACTGTATCTGCTTGCATAGGATCAAATTTTGCCTTACCTCCCATGCCCTGAGGCATAGCAGCTGAAAAAAATTCTTGTCCTTGCATATATCCTTCTTTATTTTCCGCCATTGTTTAACTCCTTTGGTCTTTGCACCTCTTCTAATGCATTATCACTAAATCCTTGAAAGACTCCAGCTGTAAGCTGTGTAACTTGTGTTTTATTTTTATCTTCCATGTCCATAATATCAGCCAGCTTAAAAAGAGCTTTGAGCCTAGTATCATCTTTTTCAGACGAGAGAATCACCTCCTTGATGTTCTTAAGTACAAAAGTTTCGTCTAGATCAAGCTCTTCCATAACTGGCTTTAATTCTTCTTTCATTGCAGTCATTATCCTTGTTGTTTGTGTTAAGGCTCCTGCCTTTTCCAATGCATACCTAGGGTTATTTGTAGGAAATGCTTTTAAATATGCTTCTTGCATTCCTACCCCTTTTGATAAATATGCTACAAATAATTTTTCATGCTTATTAAGATTAGCTCTATTCTCTAACCTTTCTTGCGCCTTCTTGCCACTAAATGAATATATATCCTCTCTTTTAGAGGTATCCATCTTCATAGCTGTAGAAATAGGAAAAGTCCCAGTGCATGTGCCTACATACTCTCGAACCTTATCTTTGCCCAATCTTCTAAGCATCTTCCCCTTGCGTAGGATCTGAATAATGCATTCATCATCTGCTTTTACCCAATCTCCTACGTCTGCCTTCTTCCAGTTAGACTGAACAATTAGCCCCTCTGGAAGTATATCATCTGGATCATAAACTTTGTGCCATTTTTTTCCTGCTCTATAATTTCTCATTAGAACTTAAGATAAGCGTAATAACATATCTATAATATAGTCTATTTGACTTTTATTCGATCTAGGAGCCATTTGCGATCCTAGGTGTCTCCTGCCTTTCACAGGTAACGCTGAAGGAGGAGGCGGAGGAGGTGGCGGTGATATAATTGTCTCACCTGGCTCCTCAGTACCTTGATCGTAATCTATTATTGGACCCTGAGGGGGAGATGTTGCACCTAAAGGTGACCCTGGATCAGATGGCCTTATTGCTATAGGCTCTCTTTTACTTTTAGATCGCCAATTAGGAGTTTTTTTAGATCCTAAAAGATTCCTCCTGTTTATAAACTGATCAAAAATACTCTCCCTTCTTTCTTCACTAGGAGTTTTTTCGAATGGGATCATGTTTAAATTGTGCCTTTTATAACTTCCCATTTTTTCAGCCATCCATTTGTCTGCATGATTATTATCTCCATAAAGTCGACTATTATTGTCCCAGCCGAAGTCACTATAGAGCGACCATCTGTCAAGAGGATCGCCAGACATCATAGTTTTAGTATTTTGTATATGATCATAGGCTCCTCCTACGTCCGTTGATTCTTTTCTTTTATTGTCACGCATACTCTTTAAGGCATTAGCTCGAATCATATTCACTTTCCTTCTTTATATTTATACTTAGACTGATTAAAATGTACGCCTTTTTTATTAGGCTTAGCTTTATGCTTCTCATCCACCGGATGAGGCTTACCTGAATATGGTCATATATGATAACCTTTTTTCATTAATACATTTTACTTGGCGACTTCTTCGCTGACTTCTTTTTTCGCTTTTTTGGCGTTGCCTTTTTTGGGGCTGCTTTTTTGTAAGCCATTAGATTTTTCCTTCATTTTATTTATTATGTTGTACAAATTATGGAAGTCTCTTTGCAATTGCTCTATCTGAGCTTTTACATCATCATGCAGTCTATCCATCTTTTCATTTAAGCTATAGCCGTCTAAACTAGGCATCTATACTCTCCTCTTTATCTTCTTCTATATAAGCATTAATATTAGCTATGCTATCCTCTAGTGTATAGATTCTATAAGTTAGATCTTCTACTGTTTTACTCAAAGAGGATATAGCTTGTTCTATCTCATAGGCCATATAAATATTCCTTCTTTTATGTCACGCTCTTAAGAAGTCTTCTCGCATCGCTTGATGCGGCAAGAAGACTTATGAAATCCCTAAGATATACATCTGAGATATTAACTCGAGGGTTTCTTCATCGAAATAGTCATTGATAATAATATCACCATACTCGAATACATCTTCGCTACCAGTAACTTCTTCCTGTATATATTCTATCTCCTCGGAGTCTTCATTATATTCTATGGTAAGTGTATACTTCTTATTACCACTCATAGCTACCTCCTTTTAGTTAGATTGAATACCCACTATATTACTAAGTCTATAATAAATATGCAATATATTTTTAAGTGGGCTAACTATCTGATTTTATTACATTTAGTTATTTTACCGACTGGTCGGTCGGAATCGGATCGCCTATCCCAAAATGTATATGATCCGTCCCGCAATATGGAGGGCATGCATAACCAGGCATTGTATCCAAGTACCTCATGGCCGTAATTAGACTCACAGCCACCGAAATTATAATTAAATCCGCCCATGTCATTTAGGCCCCCTTTTTCTAAAGAGAATATAAGACATTTTCGTTAACTTTCAAAGAGGTTTCAAAAATTGTAGGATTTTAGTGTGTGGTCTTTTATATATTGGTACCCCCTTATCGGGGATCTTTCGATATCTCGATTTAGTTATTTTTGATTTGTAGTTATTTGTTCTTTTTGTGTTATTTAATTTAATTAATATAAAGGATATAATAATGGCAAGTAAGAGTCAATCGTATGATATTGCTAGGCAGTTCAAGCGTACTAATGATGTAGAGGTGAGTAAAGTCTTTACTGAAAATGTACAGCTAATAGCATCTGCACATCTAGCTAATGGTTCATTAGATGAAGCTATGGCATGTATGAATATGTTAGGTAAAGTAAGAGCCAAGACTGAGACTGAAGAGTTAAAGGACATGGTTAAAGCTTTACTAGGTAAAGTTGCTGTACAAGCTGGTGCTCCACCTGAACCAACTGGATAATTGTATCGGGGTAGTAGAAATATTACCCCTTTACTTAAGTATATATACATACGCTTACTTACACGTGATGCCCAGTGTTCTAGTATTATATTAAATACACTTACATCAAACAATTAGTAATCTTGACTGATAGTTCCTGATACTTTAATCAGGCCGCATTGCGAGGTAGAACAGATGAAAGGGACGGCCCTGAGTAGTCTGTTCGCAGTCATACAACAATAAAAAAAGGTAGGATAATAAATTCAAACATGTATTTATATTG